AGCGTTTTCATTAACTTCAGTTTACTTTACTGGGTCTACTCATCCTAACCCAGGTCTTATGATGCCGGTTTCTGCATCTGGTAGTGCAACAGGTAATACGAGATACTCTTATTACCAAATTACTAGTGGTGGTACTAAACAATTCTATGCTTCGCATAAGTATAATTTTACTAATCGAAGCAGACAGGATACTTTAGTTACTAATGAAGCTGCTACCTCTATGGACTCTCCTCATTTATATGGAGCTGATCGTTTAAAAGGAGTTAGTGCTAATACTATAACTGAAAGTTGTCTATCTTCATTAGAATGGCTAATGTCTTTAGACACTATTAAGAAAGGTTTGGACACTACAACGTTTAAAAGGAGGTAAATAATGAGTGAATACGATTCATCTATAATTAAAGCAGACCTTTCCTTTACAGATTATTTAAATGTCTGTGATTTAGATTATAATGTTAAGGATAAGCTTTCCCAAAATATGGAGAGAATTAGGATTGGTAGTAGTGATGTATTAACTTCTCCTCTTGCAAATGAGAATAATCCAGAAGATCTACTCTCGGAATTTAATGAGTTGTTTAATTCCAAAACTAATTTAATGAATAGTGTATTACTCGACCTAGAACTTAGAAATAAAGCAAAGTTTGGACCCAGATCCATTGCTAAGTCTTGGTCAGAAAGGAAATCTAGTCTTATTAGTAGCTTTGAAACTAATAATGTCGATACTATCAATGGTGTAAGTAGATCTTTCAACGTTCAACGTTTACGGCCATCTTCCATTGAATCCGCTTTAAAACTTCTTAAGAATAGTACCAATAGTGGTCTCCCCTACTATATCAAGAAAGGGCTAGTTAAGGAAAGAGTGTTAAATAAGTTCGATATCTTGGTTAAAAGACAAGATCCTTGTGTATTATTTACAAGGACTCAAGAGCAAGGCAAAACTAGGAATGTTTGGGGTTATCCTATGGCTGATACCCTTAATGAATCCATCTTTTACTTCCCTCTTTTGAAGTATCAGAA